AAGCAGTTAGAGAAGTTATTAGAGAAGAATTAAGAGAAATTTTATTAGAAGCTGTTAAAGCTCCTAAACAAACTGTCACTGAATATATTTCTCAACCTTCTTCCCCTTCTTCTTCTCCTTCATTAACTATGGAACAAAAAAGAGAACAGTATAGAAATATTTTAGGTGAGACAGCCATGGGCTTTACAACCCAAAATGTAAACGAATTCAGACCTCAAGGTGTTATGCCTGGATCTGATCTACCAGCAGGTGAGTTAAGTATGAACCAGATAATGGGTTTAATGAATAAATAATGGCTATTAAACAAACTAACATATTTCCTATTGACTTACAACCAAGAAATGCTGTTGGTTTGTCTTTCCCCTTCTCAAATTCAGCTGTATCTGGTTCTATACCTTTTAAATTAAATTATACTACTCGAGATCAAATTAAATCTAATATAATAGTTTATTTATCAACTAATAAAGGTGAACGCCCATTAAATCCTAATTATGGGGGAGGATTAAAAAATTTTTTATTTGAACAATTAACTTCAAATACATTTATAAATGTTGAAGATGTTATAAGAAAAGAATTAGCTTCCCAATTTCCTCAAGTCAATTTAAAAAAAATAGAAATATTAGGATCCCCAGATAATAATACTTTAACAGTAGTTTTGACTTATTCTGTTTTTAATAATGAAGTAGATACTTTAGCTATAAATTTTAATCCATAATAATGGCTGACAATAAAATAAATAGAGATATAAAATATATTAATAGGGATTTTGATTCCTTAAGGTCATCCCTTATTGAATTTTCAAAAACCTATTTCCCAACTACCTATAATGACTTTGGCCCTAACTCCCCAGGATCAATGTTTATTGAAATGGCTTCTTATGTAGGAGATGTTTTATCTTTCTATTTAGATAATCAAATACAGGAAACTTTTTTACAATACGCTCGTCAAGAACCTAATCTATATGATTTAGCTTATATGATGGGTTATAAACCTAAAGCTACAGGAGTAGCTGTTGTTGATATAGACATTTACCAAAAAGTTCCCTCTAAAAATGTTGGTGGTACTTATGTGCCTGATTATGATTATGCTTTATTGGTTAGTAGTAACACTATTGTAGGGTCTAATACTGGTAATTCTACTAGATTTTTAATTCAAGATCCTATAGATTTCTCGTTTTCTTCATCATTAGATCCTACTACAATTACAGTATATGAAGTGGCCGGAAATATTCCTTCATCTTTCCTTCTTAAAAAGACCCGTAAAGCCATTTCAGCCACCCCTAAAACAACAACATTTACTTTTACAACAGTCCAAAGATATCCAACTGTAACTATTAATGAAGCTAATATAGTTGGAATATCAAGTATTATAGATAGTGATGGTAATGAATGGACTGAAGTCCCATACTTAGCTCAAGAGACAGTTTTTAAACCTATAAAAAATAAAAATCCATTTGGACCTGATCCCAATGCTCAATCTGATTCAAATGAAGTACCTTATATTCTAAGTTTAGAAAAAGTACCAAGAAGATTTGTAACTAGATTTAAATCTAAAACCCAATTAGATATCCAGTTTGGAGCCGGGACTAATCAAAATAATATTAATGAGGTTATAATACCTAATCCTAATAATGTAGGTATAGGATTACCATCATCCCAAGATAAATTAACAACTGCTTTTAATCCTTCTAACTTTCTATATAGTAATACTTATGGTATTGCTCCTTCCAACACCACCTTAACTGTGACCTATTTAATAGGAGGAGGTGTGACAGCCAATGTTGAGTCAGGTGTTATTAATACTATTGTAAGTGCTGATATTAGATTTCAAAATTCTAACCTGGATAATACTTCAAACCTAGCCCAAAATATATTTAATTCAGTCCTAATTTTAAATCCATCAGCAGCTGCTGGTGGGGATGATGGAGATAATATAGAAGAAATTAGAAATAACGCTTTAGGTAATTTTGGAGCTCAATTAAGAACTATAACACAAGAAGATTATTTAGTTAGATCTTTAAGTCTTCCTTCTCAATACGGGACTATAGCTAAAGCTTATATTGAACCTGAAAAATTAGAAAATCTTTTACCTGGTGAGTCTCCCTCATCATTAAATCTATATGTATTAAGTTATAATTCTGATAGACAATTAACAATAGCTTCACCAACCCTAAAACAAAACCTATCTACTTACCTCTCAGAATATAGGACTATAAATGATTCTATTAAAATTAAAGATGCTTTTATAATTAATATAGGTATTGATTTTGATATTATTGTATTGCCTAATTTTAATAGTAATCAAGTAATAGCAGATTGTATAATAGCTTTACAAAATTATTTTAATATAGATAACCAACAAATTAATCAACCTATTTTATTAAGAGACATATATATTCTTTTAGATCAAATTAAAGGAGTTCAAACTGTTGATAGTGTTAAAATAATTAATAAAAGTGGTTTAGCTAGTGGCTACTCTCAATATGCTTATGATATAAATGGTGCTACATTGAATAATGTTATTTATCCTTCATTAGACCCTTCAATTTTTGAGGTAAAATACCCCAATGTTGATATTAGAGGTAGAGTCAAAACTTTATAATTATGGCAGTATATAAAATTTTCCCAACAAAAGACACCACTATATATTCAAGATATCCTGTCAAAAACACAGGATTAGATTCTATTATAGAAGCTATAGCTGACTTTTCAACAGGTACTGCTCATGTTAGTAGATATTTAATACAATTTTCTCAAGAAGAAATTGATTCTATTATAGATAATAAAATTGGTACTTCTTCTTTTAAGGTTAATCTTAAAAACTATATATCTAATATTGAAAATCTTAACCTTGATACAACATTAGAAGTATACCCCTTATCAGGATCTTGGGGAATGGGTACAGGTAAATTTAATAGTAATCCTGAAATTGATAATGGGTGTGGGTGGATTTATAGAACATATTCTGGATCTAATGCTTGGGCTACTTCAAATTTTTCTTCATTTGTAACAGCTTCTTATAACACAGTAGCTGGTGGAGGAACTTGGTACACTGGTTCTTCTTTAGGCTTAAATGTAGTTCAATCTAAAGTTTATAGTTATAATAGTTCTAAAGATTTAGATGTTGATGTCACTAATACTATAAAAACTTGGTATAGTGCTTCAAAAGGATTAGGAGGATTTACCAATGATGGATTTATTCTTAAACAAGGTTCATCTGATGAATTTGTAAATAGCTTATCAAAACAAACTAAATTACAATTCTATTCTATAGATACTAATACTATCTACCCACCTGAACTTCAATTTCAATGGAACGATTTCTCCTATGTAACTTCATCAGCCCAGTCTACTATTAACACAACTCAAATGGTTGTTACTTTAGCTAATAATCCTATTGAATTTAGAAGATCAGAAATATATAAATTTAGATTAAACTGCAGACCTGAGTTCCCTGCTCGTATCTACCAAACTTCTTCAATTTATACAACTAATTATTATCTACCAATAACTTCATATTATGCTATAAAAGACTTGGATACTAATGAGTTTATATTTAACTTTGATGATACTTACACTAAGATAAGTGCTGATAGTTTAAACAGTTACTTTACTATTTATATGAATGGTTTGGAACCTGAAAGATATTATCAAATTTTAATAAAGACCATGTTAAATGGGGAAACTATAATTTTAGATGATAATTACTATTTTAAAATTATTAACGGATGAAACAAGTAGGTTTAAATAAAATAGTTTATGATAAAACTAAATATGGAAAAACCATTAATAATCAATTTAACGAGTTAATCCCTCCAACAGAAGAACCTGCTCCCCCTCCTATAACAGTTGACCAGTTTTTCCAAAATTATAATGAAATATTTTATGATATCCCTAAAACTGGAGACACAAACTCTCATGAATATTTAATTAGACAAAGCTCAGAATATGTTAATGCTGATGTTATTAATAATGATATAACAGCTTTATTAGAAGAAATAAATAATTTAAGAAGAGAACTATTTGAATTAGAAGAACAAAGACTTAGAGAACAAACTCAAAATATTCAAGACGCTATTAATAATGCGAATACAATTTAATTATGGCTAATACGGTAGTAACAAAAATATCAACTTCTGTTTTTGAGGAATATACTCCTAAAGATCTTAAATTAATACCTTCTTTTGATACTATATCACAATTTAAACCTAATAATGATATAGTTGAATTTTCAATTTATAATGAGCAAAATTTATTAGAATATATCTCTTATGATTATAAAGATTATTCTATAATTCATGATTATAATGCTGGAGAAAGTATAGTATCCACTATTAATTTAGATCCTGAAAAAGATGTTTTAAAAGCTGGATTTGAATATGGTAATTATACTGCTGTTTATAATTTTTTAAGAAATGAGTTAAATTCTTCCCAATCTTTACCTTTCTTTTTACAAGAAATCAGTTCTGACAGGACAGAATTAAGACTAGCCAGCAATAATTTAACTAACCAAGAAATTGAATCAGTTGTTAACTCTTTTATTGTTGAGTTAAATAATTCACCTTATTTTGAAGATTTTCATTTAAATTTTGGTGATAATAATATTTTTATAGCTAATAATATAGCTCTTGATAATTCAAATGAAAATCAATACACAGTTTTAATTAAGTTATATGAATCCTTAGATATTCAATTTGATCTAAAGGATACATTATGGATTGTACTTCAAACAGCTGAAGCTGTATCTTTTAATGTAAGATTTGCCCCTAAAATAATTGAAGTTGAACCTTCTCCTCAATTAAGAGGACCAAATTTTGAAGTTCAATTAAAAGATGTTATTAATAATTCTACTCCTTATGAAAATTTAACTTCATTAACAACTACAATTTTAACTTCTTCTTATAATGAGTTACAAAATATTTTAGCCCAAAAAGGAATAACAGTTAATATTGATTATAGTGACTTTAATAACTTTATTTATTTTTCCTCCGCTGAAGAAAGAATAAGAAATTTTTATTATAAAGTAAGCCTAATTGAAGAATATCAAAATGAGATTAATATTCTAAACTCATTAAATCCCACAGATAATTCTTCAAATATTCTTTTACTTGAAAAACAAATAGAGAATATTATTAAAAATTTTGATGGATATGAATATTATCAATACTATTCATCAGGATCATCAGATATATATCCTAAAACTAACTCTACACCTCCTTATATTTTAGCCTCAACAGGTAGTGCTTCTTCTGTAAGCTGGTTATCAACCCAATCTACTTCTGGCTCAGAATATGACATTGAAAATTTTGATAGATTAGTTAATAATTTACCTTCTTTTGTAAAAGATGACAATACAAATGCTTCTTTCTTTCTATTTTTAGATATGATTGGTCAGCATTTTGATAATATGTGG